GGTAGTTGAAACTCTTGGGATAATAAAGAATAAATACCACCCATAGAGGTCTCTAGTTGTTCAGCCATATATCTTATCTCTTGTGCAGTAACACGCTCAGCGTCTCTTTGTATAGCTGTGTGTAGTAAGAAAGCGTAAGACATACGTTCTTCTAAACGTCCTATGCTACGCTCTACTATTTGTAAATCGTATTGTTTTTCTGTTTGTAACACAGTTACATCATCTCTTTGTCCTGTAATAATGTCACCATTTCTAGTCTGTGCTAGGTCTCTCTTACGAGTAACTGCATTAGGTCTAACCATAAAGACTACTTTACTTGCAGCTGCTGATGACTCTACTAGTGATTGTGAGAGACCCTCTAGTGACCTTAGGTCTCCTAGAAATTCCTCTACATAACCACGCCCATAATCTTCACCATCTACTCTTACCATACGCAACGCTTGATAAGGCATGTTGTCTTTAGGGTATGTGCCTATAGATGAAGGTATCTTGTGCCCCATAACTTCTTGGCATACATAGTATTTGCCTTCAGGTAATCTGTATATGTGTGTGTATATTTCACAGTCCTCATCTTCTTTATAATCAGGATATTTACCTATAACTTCTAATGTTTCTTTATCTATAGTTGTAGCACTTATACTTTCTTTAATGATTGTTTCTAATAAATTACCTTCTTCATCACGTCTGCATACATATTGTGTTATGCCATACACACGCATGTTGCCCTTTTTAGGTAAATATGTTAGTACATTACCACTTACAATTAAGTGTTTTAGTGCCTCAAATACAGATACTCTAAGGGCTAAGTTCTCTATCTTCTTGTGTATCTCACGTTCAATTTTACCTAGAGACCTTTCAATTTCAGACTGTAATTCAGGGTTCTGCTCTAGTTCTTCTTTAGTTTTACCTGATAAAGATAATCTAAAGAAAGGTGAGTTAGGTGGTAATAATAGTAATAAGAGTTTAGAAGCTAGGTTGTTAACACCTCTTGCTCCTACTGATTGGAATGGGGTATAAATCTCTGAGCTGGACTCAAAGCCGCTGTCAGGAATAAGGGTTGGAATTGTAAGTTCTGAGCACTCACGGGCTCTGTCGAGATAATGTTGGCGGTCTTGCTGTAGCTTCTCGTAGCGTTGTTTAGCAGTTTCCTTGTACATAATTAACTAATGTTTAGACCTGAGCCTGAAGTTGGAATAGATAATCCTGATGTCTGTAGAGCCTTTGTACCTCTACGTTTAACTTTCTTTTTCTTTTCTTCTTCAGTCATTTTGTCCTCAGCTACCTTAAGTGTAGGTGCTATTTCATCACCTGATGGTGACGCAATAGGTGGAGCTGGGGTAGGTGCTGGTGGTGGAGTTGATACTCTTGGGCTACCTGAACACATATTATTTATCTCTCTCTTTAAGTTGATTAATAAAACGAACAACGTCACGTTGTCCAGCTTTGAAGTATATGTCCTTCATTTCATCTGATAAGTCAGCTGACTGCTCAGGATATATAGTATTTAACAGCTTAATAAACTGCGGTACTGTTTTAGGTAATACGATTTCTTCTTCATCCTTACCTACAATATCATTTATAAACATATTTTATCCTTCTAAAACGGGTACTTTAAGCCCACAGTGTACCAGTTATTGTTCCTTTGTTGTATTCAGTTGCTCTATTCTCAAAAAAGTTAGCATGTTCAACACCATTAAGCACCCAGTCTAACCACTCTAATGGGTTATCTTTTACTTTGTAGTTAGGTTTTAACGATAGTTGTAACAGTCTACGGTCAGCAATGTACCTTATGTATTGCTTAACTTGACTAGGCTCAAGCCCTCGAATACCACCTTGTTCAAACGCTAGGTCAATAAACTTATCTTCTAGCTCAACCATATCTCTACACTGTTGGTAGATAGTGGCTTTAAAATCATCATTCCATACGTTAGGATTTTCTTTAATTAGTTCTTTAAATAATTTAATCATGTTCTCTACATGGTGTGACTCATCACGAATAGACCACGTCACTATTTGACACATGCCCTTCATACGCCCAAAGCGTTGGAAGTTAAGTAGCATAACGAATGAAGCGAACAGTTGTAGTCCTTCACCGAAGGCAGAAAAACAAGCCATGTCTCTAGCTAGCCCTTCTATGCCTTTACCTTTATCTTTAAACAAGTACTTATGCTTGTCAGCCATCTCTTTGTATTCTTGAAATGCTTTATACTCAGACTCAGGTAGACCTATGGTGTCATTAAGTAGTGAGTAGCTGTGTGCATGATTAGCCTCAGCCGCAGCAAAAGAAGTCAACATCATGCGTACCTCAGGTGCTTTAAACTTAGGCATGTATTTATCTAGGTATGCCTGTGCTATATCTACATCACCTTGTGTAAAGAATTTAAGTATTTGATTAATAAGATTCTTCTCAGGGTTAGTTAGTCTTTCGTTCCAGTCTCTTACATCTTCGTGTAATGATACCTCTGACGGCAGCCAGTGCATTTTCTGTTGCATGTCATAAGCTTCAAAAGCCCAGTCATACGTAAATGGTTTATAATATGTTCTTTCTTTGTTTAGCATTTATCCCTCGCAAGCTATACATTCCCCATCAGGAATTATTGTTCGTTCTATCTTTTGTGATACCAGTTCTGCTCTTTTGATGGCTTCAGAGCGACAGTAGTAAAGTGTCTTCAATTTTCTTTTCCAAGCCAACATGTGTGTATCATGTAACTCACGAATGTGTACATCAGCTGGAACAAATAGATTAACAGATTGTCCCTGACAAATAAACTCTTGTCTATCAGCAGCGTGCTCAATAACCCATTGTTGATTAATCTCTATGGCTGTTTTAAATGTGTCCTTTTCATAATCAGTAAGTCCTTTAAGTTTTAACACTGACCCTTTGTTAGCTAATATCTTCTTCCATGTTTTATCATCATTCATTCCTTTGCTTTCTAATAATTTTTCTAAGTGTTTGTTTTTAACCAAGAATGAACCTGACATAGTTTTCTGTACATAAGCGTTAGCCCTGTAAGGTTCAATAGATGGTGAAGTAGTACCACAGATAATTGAGCTAGAAGCATTGGGTGCAATAGCTAATAGATGTGCATTACGCATACCAGTACCAGCCATATCAGGTGCTTCACCTTTTTTAATAGCTAATCGTTTAGATTCTTGTACGGCTTGCTCTTTAATATGTTTAAACATCTGCATATTCTTTGACTTAGCTAGTGCTGATTCAAATGGTATGCCTTGAGATTGTAAGTATGAATGAAATCCCATAGCACCTAACCCTAGACTACGTTCATTTACAGCAGAAAACTTAGCCTTGTTTAAAGTGTCAGGTGCGTTGTCGATAAAGTGTTGGAGTACGTTATCGAGGAAATGAATTAAATCAGGTATAAACATTTTACATGTTTGCCATTCATCATATTTTTCTAAGTTGACAGATGACAGACAACACACAGCGGTGCGGTCATCATTAGTAGGTAGGGTAATTTCTGTACATAAATTAGAGTGGTGCACTTTAAGACCTAATTCTTTTTGTGCTTGGGGCAGCCCATCATTAACTGTGTCACTAAACATAATATATGGCTCACCAGTGGCTACTCGATTTTCTAATATACGCTGCCACAGTTCACGGGCTGAAACAGTCTTGACCACTTTGTTAGTGTGTGGGTCAATTAAGTTCCATGAGTCATCATAGGTAATTTCTTTAATACAGTTATCTATGAGTTCCATGAAGTCATTTGATATGTTAATACCGTGATGTAAATTTAGACACTTTCGGTGTACATCACCACCACTGGGCTTACGCATATCTAAAAACTCTATAATCTCAGGATGGCTTACGTCCATGTAAGCGGCATAACTGCCCCTTCTAGTCTTTCCTTGTGAGAAGGCTAACATCTCTGAGTCTACTACATGTAGAAAAGGTATTGACCCTGACGACTGAGACCCATTACTTGTGCCAGTTCCATCTGAGCGAATGTGTCCCCAGTATCCACCGACCCCGCCACCGACAGAAGCCAGCCATGCGTTTTCAGTGTAGTGTCCAGTCAACCCCTCTCTACTATCAGGGACATAATTAAGGAAGCATGAAATAGGCAGTCCTCGTTCTGTCCCACCATTTGTTAATATAGGTGTAGCATACATGAACCATAGCTTAGATGAATAATTATATATACGTTCAGCCATCTCATCATTATCCGAGAACGCTTTGGCGGCTCGCATAAATGCGTCTTGCGGTGATGACTCAGTAGGCAATAAATACCTATCATGTAAGGTAGTCTTACCAAACGAGGTTAATAGTTCATCTCTACTATAATCCATATTTACTCCTATAATATGTTAAGCGGGTTTACGTGTGTGTTTTCTTTAATCAATATATCTATATACTGTTTTGCTTTCTTTAAATCCTCAAGCTTACCTTCTATGTCCTTGTGCTTAGTACGCCAGCGACATAAATACTTGATAACATTAGCCTCACAGTATGGTATCTCATTCTCGATAATAAACTGAATAGGTTGTATCTTATATTTTGAATAATGCTTAGGGTTAATTGCGTCTACTTCTACCTTCTTCTTGGCTGCCATAGTTTTACTTCTCCTTTTTTTCTGTTGTAATCTCCTTTGCGTAAGATACGGGCACACCTAGCTTGCTGTAAAGCTTCAGCCTCAGTGAATCCTTTTTTCTCATAGGTATGTACTACCTTGTCCCACAGTTCTAAGATGGGTACATTAATATCATCACCTAGTATCTTCTCAGCTGTCTTAGTACCTATGGTAGGACAGCCACCGTAGCCGTCGACATGGTCACCAGTCAGCGACTGTATCATAAACCAGTAGTCAGCTTCTGCTTTAGTTATTTCAATAACATTAGTGCCATCAGCACACACCTTTGTAGGTATCTGTCTTAAGTCTTTATCAATAGACACAATGACATTGTCGTAATCATAGTATGGGTCAGGTGTAGTAGCTAAGATACCTAAAACATCATCAGCTTCTAAGTTGTCCCACATAACACCTTTATGATTTTCCATTATATGTTTACGTAATAATGGTAGCACTAATGGTTTACGTTTAGCTTTACGATTGTCTTTGTATGTTGGTAATACGTCCTTCCTAAAGTTAGATGGTGATGTTAAACATATCCTAACTTTATCTCCGTCTAAATTTTGTTTTAATGTTTTAATAGCTTCATCTACTAGACCGCAACACTTGTCCTCGTATGAGTGCAGTGTCCACAGTCCTTCACCCCAGTTAACTGCTTCTTCATTTTGAAGAGCGACAGTGTAAATCAGAATGTCACCATCAATAAGTAACTGCTTCTTAATATGCAGTGGTTGTTTAGGTTGTCTGTTCAATGTGTTTCACTCCAGTTGTCACCGACTTTGTATTCACCAGTCAGTGGTATTCGTAAATCAAAATACTTACCCGTTGCTTCAATAGCTTCCACAGCTTTCTCACCAATGACGTCCGCCCAATCTGAGCCACACTCTACTTGTATCTCATCATGTACCCACACCACTTGGTTAACGTGCATGTATCCTTGTATCCTTTTATTAAACTCAACCAACCAACGCTTACATACTAATGCACCACCTGATTGTAGTAGTGTATTCAATGCTGAATGTGCTGAGCGTACCTTAACGTTCCTACCGTCTAGTCCTTTAATGTAACCTTTAGCAGCCGACGTTTGCACAGCTTCCATAAGTTTACTTAATGCTGGTAGGTTGTTTAAGAATCTTTGTTTAACTAACTTAGCTTCCTTAACTGTCTTACCAGTAACATCAGCTATCTTGTTTACACCACCACCATACAAGAAACAGTAATAGAAACGTTTAGCTAAATCTCTTGAGTCTAGCCCAGCTAGTTTCTGTGTCTCTGTATGTATGTCACCATCAAGTACCACCTTAGTGTATGCTCCGTTGTCATACTTAGACATGTAGTGTGCTAACATTCTTACTTCTAATGCAGACACATCTATACCCACTAGCTTACGATTGTATGGTGTAGTAAATAACTCTCTACATTCTTTACCGTATGGTGCGTGAGCACTAGGCACTTGTGCTAAATTAGGGTAGGCATGGCTGGCTCTTGCAGTCACCGTTGAGTTAGTGTTGCAAGTACCATGAAGTCTGCCAGCTTTTACAAGCTTCAACCATGCCTGATTCCCCGTAGCTAACTGACCGATTCTCTTGTCTAACAAGAAATGTTCAGCGAGGAGTTTCGCTTCGGGGTAATCTAAACTATTTAATACTGCGTCATCTACCTTTGGTTTACCATCAGATGTAAACTCATCAGGCTTCCAGTCATACTTATCTATCAATCGTTGTGATACGTGTTGTCTACTGGATGGGTTAAATGTTTCTTCCGTCTTCTTTATAAACGGTTCACCTTTAACATACCCTCTAGCTTTGTTGTTAACTTTAGGTATGAATGTTGTCTCTCTAACAATAGGTGGGAATAATTCTTGTAATTCTTCTTCTATCTCTAGGCGTCTAGCTTCTAGTCTACCGTAGAGTTCCTTAGCTTTATCTTCATCAAACATAAAACCAAATTGTTCTTGCTTAAATATAATCTTTGCAACGTCATGTTCTAGCTTCATAGCTTTATCAGAGTAACCCTTCTTTTGTATTGCTCTGTATAAACCAACGTTAACATGTGCGTCTTGCTTACAATACTCTAACATCTCAGGGGTAAATGTTTTCCAGTCAGTTTCTATGTGTGCTTTGTATTTACCAATGCGGTGTCCCCAAGCTTCGAGACTGTGTCGACCTATAAGTTTAGTGGGAAAGTCATTACCACGCTTAAAGTCTGCGTCTCTAATGTCAGGAAATAACAAACGTGTAGCGATAATAGTATCAAACACATCTCCTTTGAATGTAAAATTATAAAGCTTTTTTAATACTGGTAAATCGAATTTTATAATATTATGACCTACTAATAAAGCTGCTTTTTCCATCCGATAGATAGCTTCTTCTACTGGTACATGTATTAACTCATCCTTATCTAAATCATAAAGTATAATGCAGTGTACTTTGGTACAGTCAGGTAAGAAACCATCAGTTTCTATATCAAATAAATATCTTCTCTTCATTTATTGTAGTGTTCTCCTTTGCTCATTTCTTCTCTATACTGTTTCAAGTCACGCTTGAACCATACTTTTTTAGTCTCAGGACAAACGTAAACTATTTTTACACCAAGCTTATTGCCTAACTCATTTGTAATACGTGATGTTACCCAGCCCTTTGGATTGTAGTAAGCACATTTAAAATCAATGTAGATACATTCATGTGTCTTTTGATGAACAGCTACACAGTCAATAACACCTTGTGGTGCTACGTTGTCAAAAACCCAATAGCCTTGCTCAATCAACCACGCCTTGCCGAACAGCTCAGCCCAGTGACCCTTGTCTCTTTTATTCATAATTTTATTTTAATTATTTTTTGTATTACACAAGTAGGAATAATAGTAGTGTTGCCAATATCTTTTATCCTACCATCACTATCAATGTTGAAGTCACTGGCTAGTCTAGTTACTTTGTTATCTTTTTTAATTAACCATCCACTAGATATACATATGGGTAGTTCGTCTGTAATTAAGTCATCCTTATCACGCCACTCACTATCGGACTCTATGTCATACCAATACACCATGACAAAGTCATGCTTCATAATATCTAATTTAGGTAAGTATCTTTTCTTTTGCATTTTATTTATATTTAAAAACATATTTAGACCACAAATAACTACGTGCAATACCTATCACTGTAAATATCAATGCTAAATAAAACATGTCCCACACTGGTATATGTATATTAAAAAAAGGGAAGACGACAATTTGTATTATCATTGATAAAACTAGACCACTTCCAATATCTAACGTTCTGTGTATTAAGTGTGTTGTGTTTTTCATAATTAATGTAATGGGTGTTTTACTACCTCTACTTGTAAGGCTCTTGGGTCACCTTCTTCAAGTAACTTATCAAGAGCAGAGTTTAATAAATTTTCTGCTTGTTCAGTGCCTACAGGAATTTGAATAATATTATACGTTGCTTCGGTCTCTTTTAGAGCCGCCATAATTAAATACGTCCATTGTATTTCTTTAACTTTCACTTCAGAAATCGTCCTGTACATCTCCATCTGTCTCCGTTAAACATCCTGTTTCTAAATCATAGTAAAGAGTACAGGCTTTACCCGTCTCCCCACTAAACCTATTCTTAAGTATATTCACCTGAGCCAAGTTCTTGTCTGATTGTAAATCTCTAGACATACTTATTATCATATCAGATAATTGTCCGATTGACGCCGACCCACGCAAACTATTCATAGATACTGCTACCCCATCCTCATAACCTTTATTACCTTCAGGTCTCTTGAGATGTGATACTAGTATTAATCCTATCCCTGTCTCTTCGACTAGAGTCCTAAGCTTTGATACTGTGTAATCTATAAGTTTACGCTCGTCACTTGTAGTCTCATCACCAACAGCTGATAATGCCATATGTAAATGGTCAAGTATTACAAAGTCAACGCCGCAACCTTTAGCTAAGTATCTAATCTTAGATAGTAAGTTGTCACTAGCGGTAGAACCGAAGTGATTATATAAATAAAATTTACCACTGCCTACGGTCTTGTCGAAGACAGTCTTAAGCTTCTTATCATCAACACCAGTACGGTCTAGATGTAATGGTTTACCTAATTCTATACCCATAATGCCTAACGCACTACGCTTAATAGATTCCTCAAGTGCTATGTAACCAACGCTGAAATTTTTTTTCAGTAAATGTAGGGCTACATGTCTACAGAAACTAGACTTACCTACACCACTACCAGCGGTGACAGTAACCAGTTCACCTTTACGTAGTCCATGTGTCTTGATGTTAAGACAGTCAAAAGGATACTCTACTGTAACGTAGTTATCTTCCTTCCGTATGTCATCCCACAGGTCAGCCCCAGCTACAATGCCGTCGGGCTGATAAGCTTTGGCTGACCAAACGCAGTCGATTAACTCTTGTGCTTTACCAGCACAGAGCATTTCGTTTGCGTCCTTCAAAGGCAACGAGCATATTTTTGCCTTGTTTGGTGAGAAGATTTTTGCACATTCAGTGGCAGCCTCTTTACCAGCTGTATCATTATCAAACATTAGAACGACAGAGTCGAAACCCTCAAGCCATTCTAACTCTTTAAGTAAATCACGCTTTGCCCCCTTAGCTCCAGTCTTAACTGATACTACAGGATACTTATTCTTATTTACTTTCGAGACAGAGAGAGCGTCAATCTCACCCTCTGTAACAATAACCATCTTACCTTTATCACGCCATAGATGTTGACCAAATAACTGAGCGTCTTTAGCTTCACCTATCCACTGGAAACTTTTATCAGGGTAGCGTAGCTTCTGTGCTACTAGTTCATGGTCTTTGTTATAGAAATTAGCTATCTGCACTGGTCTCTTATGAGCAGTACCTATTTGATAATTAAACTTCTGTAATGTATCGACATCTAGTTTACGTTTGGCAAGAGAGGTGACTGTCCCACTGACAAAGTCAGCGTTGCTGTTGGTGGAAAGCTCGGGTGTTGTCATTGATTCTCCATTTGTATGATATCCACAACCAAAACAGTAACTGTGTCCGTCGCTATATACGGCAAGGTTATCCTTGCTACCACAGGATGGACATGGTGCATGGTGTAGAAATGTGCTGTCATTTTGTTCCATTATAATATGGGTACTTAATCGTAGGGTTTTCTGTCTTGTAGTTTTTTGTAGGCTTGGTCAACCAAATAGGCTACCTCACCTGACCCACTTCTAAATGTTTCTTTAGTAATAGCGACTAGCTTTTCTTTAGTTTCATGTGTCACTACTACTTGTGTGTATTTGTATTTTCTTTTTTCATCAATACTCATTATTTTTTTGTCTGTCATAATAAACTCCATTTTATTTTATTAGTTCTTGTACATTAAACTCAGGTTCAGTTGTATAAAAAATGTCCCTGTGTCCTAAAATTTCTATAACGTTAGGAAACTCCATTTTTAAATCATCTACTGTCCACTTTAATGCTTTAAATTGTTCGAGGGTGTAATTGCAGTCAGAAGTACCGTCACCTTTACCACCACCTACCATTACAATTCCAATAGAATTTTTATTGGTTGGTTTGTGTTTGGCTCGGTTCATTTGATAATCTAAAAATGCACCAGCTGAGTCAATATCTCTACCGTCCTCTACCGTACCGTCTCTCTTTATTATTTTATGAAATCCACCTTCGAGTAAACCTTCCTTACGTCCCTCTATGTCTATCTCTCTGCTACCCCAGTCTTTATCAGGTGAAGTATGAGAACAACAGACCACTATGTACTTGGTTTCTTTTCTTTGATTTCGCATAGCCATTCCTTTGGAATATGTTTAGTAGCATACTTAAAGCCATACTTTTCACACCACATACCGTATGTAGTTTTACTTCGTTTGTTTATCTTAGCTTTAGCATTGCTAAATAAGAAACGTATATCTAAATCAGGATACTGTTCCTTAATTAATTTCATCTTCTGTCTATCTGCTGTCGTAAACAATCCCTTTGTCTCAATAAATATATTTTGCTCAGGAAGGTAGAAGTCAGGGGTATAAGTATGTAGTTTCTCAGGTTTAGTGTATTTTAATTTAGTTTCTTCAAACTCATATAATATACTTTGACTTCGTAGCTCCCCAGCAATTCGTTCTTCAAGTCCTGACCTAAATCCGTGTATAACTCCGACTTTTTTAGAAGTCAGAGGTTTCCGTTTCAGTCGTGCTCTCCATATCATTGTTAGCTTGTGTCTCCTGATGTTCGTAACCATCTGTCTCATCAAACCCAAAGCCTTTGGCATTACCGCCGCCACCTTCTACTAGTTTAATTATCTGTACTGCTCTCAGTCTCATAGAAACACCAGCACCAACCATAGCTGTGTAGTATGGGATTAGTTCAGCTGATACTTTTATCTCTGACCCTGACCATACGTTAACATCTTTCATTGGTGTACCTTTAGCGTCAAACAATGCAACCTTATTAGGTATGATAGTACCGTCTTTAGATACTATCTGTGCTTTACATTTGAATTTAAAGATAGTGTTGCCAGTTGAATTACCAGCGTCATCTACTTCTTCAAAATAAGGTGCGTCAGCTTGTTTAATCTTCTTGCCCTTAGCTTTTTCCTGAGCTAATTCTCTAGAAGTTTCTAAAGCTCGGTCAATGCGTTGCATTAATTCTCCAGCGTCCTCAGTTTTTAAGATGAGATTAGTTTTATAATGTCCATTCTCATCAAAACGAGTATCAGGCTGGGTTAACCACGCATACTGACTTACGCCAATAGGTGTGACTACTTTTTCATTTTGTTGTTGTGCCATTTTATCTCCTTGATTATGGTTTATTATCTTATATGGGTACTTTAAGCGAAGAAGAAGTCACATTCTTTTAACTGTTGTATATCCAAGTCACCCTTCTCTAGTTCTTCAGGTAACTCAGCATGTAGTTCAACAGGTAACTGCGACTTAACATCCTCTTTAAACTCTTTAAGTACATCCGTCTCTGTGAATGTCTGAATGAAGGCTTGCTTCAATGATACACTCAACATCTCAACGTCAGCTGCCGTAGTTCCGAAGCTGTCATGCACATTACAAAAGTTTCTTATGCCATTGTCATATGCAACGTTGACAGTTCTTATCATAGCTGCCGAGTCAAGCGAGTGTACAAAGTTCGGTGCAACCCCATTGCTCATCCTCAGTTTATCCGTCTTGTCAGTCTCATAGTTTACTCGAGGCTTGATGACCTCACCGAGTAACATAGTCTTGACTCTCTTAGACTTCATTTCAGGATAAGACTGATACACAGGGAAGCCGACAGGTGTTATCCAATGTATAGGTAATTGCTCTTTAGATACCACCTTAGCTATCTGTTGAAGATAATCCATGCCATGACGAGCTGATGTCAGGTTATCACCAATGCTGTCCCATATCACACCAGCTAAATAAATGGCTGGCTTAAACACGTCAGTGGTGAACGGATGTTCTTCTCCCTTATCCTTACGCTTGGTCAAGTCTTCGACAACAAAGTCAGTGCATGAGTATCTTGTAGACCCATAGCATATAGTCATAATGCTACGTTTAGTGGTGCTACGCTTTACTCCATACTCTAACCATGCGTGTGCATAAGGCTTGCCCTCAGCTTTGTCTTGTTTCAGTCTCTCTGTCACAGAGTCAGCGACAAGTTGGTATATGTCCTGTGGTTTATCACTAGGCACTACATTGACCAGCTTGCCAGCTTTTTCATCACGTAACATTAGCGAGTATAACTGTAACCCATTACAGCTACCGTCAATCGAGACAGGTAAGTGAGACACATAGCCATAACCTGTGTCCTGAAACTCAACCCACTCTTTACACCAAGCGAGGAATTGAAAAGGTGAGTCTGCCTCTTCCCATTCCCGATTGACAATAGGGTCTTGAACGATACGTCTAAACATTTTCATGTTCTCATCATTCATAGACCAGTCTGCTCTCTCTTCAAGAGTAATTTTATCGTTGCCCCACACGTTTGCACCGTGCACGGCTAACCAAAAGCCACCTGAATTATCTTCGGTAATTTCTTTACCGTGACTAAATGATAGTAATGCCTTAGCCCCTGATATTCCCTGATAATTTAGGAACGCTGGTACGCAATAGGCTCTACCTCTGAAGTCTAATTGAAGTGGAAAGTATATGTTCTCATAATCTTTAAACTTATCAGCTTCCCACAGTATCTTAGCGTACAGTAATCTCTTACTAAACATACGACTATTCTCTGTGTGACAGATAACAGCTTGTTTCTTCCACTCCTTCCTAGCTTCAACGTTAGTGTCTATGTCATGTGGCTTGTTCGGTATCTCCATGTTTTTAATTGGTGGCATACCACCCATAGCAATGCCCTCGTCCCATGCGTGCTTCATTACATTAAGCACAAACGTGTTAACCTTGAAGCCAGTCGACTGCATACGGTTAACTGCGTTGTATACCTCAGGCATATCAAAGTTCTCAAGCTCACGCTTAAATAACTTATTTTTTTGTTTGACTAAATCTAGTTCAGGTAATTCCTTTGTCCAGTATCCACCACCCGTAACTGTCTCCCAGTTTTTTGGTGGCATAACAGTGGGTAGATACTCAGGATTAAGAAGCTCGTTAAAGTTATTCCTATTCTTTATCCATTCCCTAGTCTTAGCTGTCTGCTTGATTATCTTAGTACGCTTACGGTTAATGACCTCAAGTCCAAACTCAATCATACCTGTAGCTGACTGCATAAACTCAATGAGTCTTATGCCTGTGTGTAGTTTCTCTTCCGTAGTCCACTCTTCCCACATAGCCACGTTGTCACGCTTGGCTGACTCCTTCAGCTTACGTCTTTTGTATGCGTAGTTCCATGAACGCTTGTCTAAGTCATTCTTGACTGCGTCAAATAGTTCAGGGTTTAAGTTCTTGAAGTTACGAAGAGATGTCTCGGTCTCAATCTTACCACCCAATGCAATACTCGTAGCCGTCAATGGCTTATGCTGAGTGATAGTATTGATGACATGCTTAGCACATATCATGGCTGACACCTCAGGCTCAATCTCTCGTAGCTTGATAAAAGCTTTTTCAGGCTGCCCCTTAGCTTCAGCATTAGACTCTAGATACTCTTGTATCTTTTCAGCCAGTGGTCGTATGGTATTAGCCACCATGACTTTACCATAGCTAGTCACTGACTCCTCTTCCCGCTGGACGTGAGAGACCCGACGCTTATTGACTCGCTGTTTACCCAGTCGAATCATCTCAGCTTCATGGTCTAACTCATCAGCATACTCTTTTATGTTTTTAAATATCTCTACCATGTATACTCCTTAGGTTAATGTGTATTGGTATCTTATATGGGTACTTTAGTCGTCTATCTTACCCACATGATAAGGTTTCTTCAGGTCGTTCGGATGTACGCCCTTAGTTATCCAAGTCTCGTACATGTGACGGCGGACTGCGTCAATCTTACCAAAGTCATGCCAGTCAAGAGTCCTGAGAAATTGATTATAATGTCTCTCTTTAGTGGCGTTCCACCCTACAGGTGATTTATTTACAGCATTTTTACTGTCTGACATAAATTGCTCCATTGTTAGTTCACTCATATTTATTCTCCTATTTTATGTTCATATACTAGAAACTCGTCTTCTTCTTCCCATCTAGCACCTGTTTCTATTCCGTCTTTATCATTGATATCAGCTCCCCTACTTTCATTATGTTGGATGAGCCAGTCTTCCATACTCAATGTTGTTGTACCCTGATAACTTGCCTCTACGACAGCTTTCACCGTCATGTCAAAGGCGTGGTCAATAGGGTTATCAATATAAAATATTGTTCTAACTATCATATTTATTCTCCTAGTGTCGCATAGACACTTATAGTTTCTCTTGTCTCTTTATGTTTAAAGTAATGTATAGCTCCTACGCTGTACATATACATATAATCATTGAACAAGTCCGTTGTCTTTTGATAAAAATTTAAGACTTGGTCGCAGACATCAAACACTAAGTCCGTGTCTGTTTCTATTGTTGGCTTCATTTTAACTTACCTCTCTAAGTTGTTGTTAAATAGGGAAACAGGTGTTTAAAGTACCCATATTAGTGTAAACCCCTGTCTCCCCCTAGCTATTATACTTCCCTGTTATATATCTAAGTTAGTAGGCTTGTAGCCATACTTTAGACTGTCCTGTATATACCTAAGTCTCTTCTTAGGGTCATCACCCATAAGAATATCTATAAGCATATCAGTACGTGACCGCTTGCTCTTGTCTTTGACTTTTGCAAAGCGTCTGTTGTACTGCCTACTCTTAATGACATAAGGCTTAGTCTTATACTTAACTGATATCTTTAGCACATCCTCTTTAAACAGGTTATTAAGCTGTCTATTGATAGTGCTAGGCTTAATATCAGGAAAGGCTATCCTCAAGTATTTAAGTAATGGACGCTTCTTAAGAACGGTATACTTACCTTCCTCATTAAGTTCCATGAGCCCGTCTTCCTTCATTACCAATAGTATCTTATTTTGTATGTCCTCAGGTGAGTCAATCTCATCTGTATAATACGACTCTAGATACTTACGGCTTGTCATGTCTACCATGTATTACCTCGCTGTTAATTGTACTAGAACCCCGACACTTTATTGGTCAGGGTTTTCGGATACTCAATCCTCGTCAGTAGTACTATAGTCATGGTCATAGCCTGAATACTCTTCTATGACCTCACCGCTCTCGGCGTCTTCCCTATATACATCTACATACCCGCACTTATTACAGCTATCAATGTGACCTACTTCGTCATCACTAAATGACTCATGGTAACCCATAGCCCCGCACTCAGTACATATCCATTCACCTACGATTCCACTCATAATTTTACCTCGCTTTTATCTTTTGCATGATAGGTATAATTATCATGCCTATTAAACATCCTACAATAGTCAACGTCATCCAAGTAAAATTACCAGTCACTAGGAAGCCTATACCGTCACTAAATGTATTCCCTAAGCCAGCACTGACGCACGCCAGCACCAGCTTATCAGCATGGACATTCTCAAAGTATTTCTCTAGGTAGTACTCAACGCTTGTATACGAAAAGTACATGCCTAGAATTAATATGAAATTATCCATGAACCCGAATATTACAAAGTCCATAATCTACCTCACTAGCTCAGTATCATTATTCATTTGTAAATAGATAGCTTCTTGACCCATGCTTTTACATAAAGTTAAAGCCTCAGTCTTTAGGAAGTCATAAACATATTGGATATAATAATTAGATACATGAAACTCATATATCTTAATATTATCTTTATACACCATTTCTTTATCGAACCAAAACCCTTCAGCCTCAAATCTAGTGAAGCCCGTTATGGAATGGCTCTTATCTTTTACTCTATCAATGAAATTACTATGCTGATACATCAAGTCATTACCGTCATTATCTTCCATAGGTAGATATAATTTTATTACTTGCATTTTTTACCTCGCTTTAAATGTTATAGACGCTAACCAGTGGCTAGCGTTTCGGCTAATAAAGCCTCATCAGTATAACTTAGTCAATATAAGGTAGTATGCCACGCTCGATATCTCTCATAATGATATGATATTGAAGCCTAGTGATACGCTTAGCTGATAGCTCAGCCCTTGCGTAATCCTGATTAGCTTCTACCTTATAGGCGTATGACTCATCCTGAGCCATAGCCTTATTTATTTGATTATTCATTCTAGGCATAACAGAAGTTCCTCGCTATTGTATTAATCTCTTCTTGCTCAACCTCGAGAGCGTTAGCACGCCCGCCAGTCTTCGCATTTAGAAATATAGTTATTTGTTTGCTAGTAGTACTTGAATACTTCCAGCTTGTATAATGCCATAAGCCGTTGATAGCAAAAGCCACTGGCGTTGCATAAGATACTAGAAGCTCATAATCACCGTTTTTAAAGTGTCTTAAATTACTTCTATTTGTACGTTTTCCTTCATGTGTCACAAACATTTTTTACCTCGCTTGTTATTGTTGAATGTTTCGCTCTTTTGAGCTCATCAGATAGGCTTACAGCCTATGACATCCACCAGCCTTACCCGTTGCGTCCGTCAAGTTGATATGATTTCTAAGCGTAGATTTTCGGTCAGTATAAATCGGCTGAGCCATTTTTACATCATGGGCTGACTTACTTTGTATCATGTCCCCTAGTTCTTACCGCTTGCTATCTCATAACTAGCACGGTCTCGGGCTGGTTTTGGTAAGCCTAGCCATTACTGACTTTCTTACCCCGTACTACAGCTTTTATCTCAGAGCCCCAGCCTCAAACTAGCCACTTCGCCTTGTCTAGCCCAGCTATCTTAGTGCTTATTCGCTTTTGTACTTCGCTGTACATATAAGCATTTCCTTAGCTTATGAACACAATAAGCTATTATTTACATCATGTCAAACTATTTCTACATCAAATTGATATTTATTTTACATATGGCTGATTCATTAGCTATTAAATAAAAAAATAGACCTAAGGACAGACACAAACAAAATAAAATTAGAGCCATAGAAAACCAA